TTCTGATGAGCGTCAGATAGCTAGTGGTAACAAGTATTATGTACCAGTTCCATCTTTAGATTTATCAGTTGAGATACCTACAGATGATGCTACTCAAGAACTAGGTGCAAACTTTATGGCTTGGATAGATAGACAAAATACTTCTATCATGGAAAAGTGGAAAGAGAAAGTTGATGCCAAGATGAGTGATGATGATGTTGATGTTGTCAATGATATGGTTCAGATTGAAGTGGATGATGAGGAAGCAGCTTAATGAACCATCCTGCTGAGATAGCATTACATCAATACTTAGAGAGTGCGGTTAAGGGTAAAAGTTCTATTAGTGATAATACAATAGAACAAATATCCAATGACATAACGGATGCACTGAAGAGACAATTTGGTAGTGGTAGGAGTAGAAAAGATTTCACTATCAGAATGTCTAACGTGGGTAGACCATCATGCCAGCTATGGTATGATAAGAATAAACCAGAGGCCGCACTTCCTTTACCTAATACATTCGTTATGAATATGATGCTTGGAGATATTGTTGAGGCTGTCTTCAAGGGATTACTAAAGGAAGCGGGGGTAAAGTATGAAGACACGAACAAAGTTACTCTTGACTGTGGTGATACTACTGTTTCTGGTTCTTATGACCTTATCCTTGATGGTGCAGTTGATGATATTAAATCAGCTTCAGACTGGTCATACAGAAACAAGTTTGAATCCTATGACAGTCTTGCCAGCGGTGATGGCTTTGGGTACATAGCACAGCTTGCTGGTTATGCTAAAGCATCTGGTAAAAAAGCAGGTGGTTGGTGGGTAGTCAATAAATCAAATGGAAGATTTAAATACGTACCAGCCACAGGTATTGACATGGATGAAGAGATAACTAAGATTAATGTAACTGTAAACAAAGTAAAGGAGAATAAATTTGAAAGATGCTTTCAACCAGTACCAGAGAAGTTTAGAGGTAAGGAGACAGGTAATACGGTACTTAATGATGGGTGTAAGTTTTGTTCTTATCGTTTTGACTGTTGGTCTTCTTTACAAGAACGGTCTGCTGTAAAGTCACAGGCCAAAGTACCGCCCACTGTGGCATATGTTGAGTTAACAGAGGAGTATATGAATGGATGATGAACGACTGGAACTTGATGCTCTTGCAGAAGAGATTAAAACTACTGAGCAAAAACTCAGCGACTTGCGTAAGGAATATCGTGAGCGAAAAACTGCTGGGCTTCGTGATGCTATTGCAGCCCGTAATGAAGCAGATAGAGCAATACAGGAAGAACTCAAGGCACTTGGCGGTAATAGCTATCGCTATAGGATTAATAATCCTAGCCTACTATGGCGTGATCTAGCTTAGTGCCTAACGCAAAACAATTTAGGGCAGCACGAAAGTATGGTTATCGTAGCGGTCTTGAACTCAAGGTATCTGAGTATTTAAAAGAACTAAAGATAAAGTTTTTATACGAGGGTGTAAAGATTGAGTGGGAAGACTTAGCATACAGAACATACACACCAGACTTCGTGCTGTCCAACGGAATTATAATAGAGACAAAAGGAATGTTTACTGCAGCAGATAGACGTAAACATATTGCTGTAAAGAGACAGCATCCAAAGTTAGACATTCGTTTTGTATTTGAAAACAGCAGACGTAAACTTCGTAAAGGTGCTAAGTCTACTTACGGTGAGTGGTGTATAAAGTATGGCTTTAGATATTATGATAGGGTTATTCCAGAAGATTGGTTAAAAGAAAAAGGAAGAAACCGACATCCAAAGTTTATAAAGTTTGGTGGTGCAAAGGTAAAAAGGAGATAAGTATGGACGATGATTTACAAGAACTATTAGAAGATGAGAAAAGATTAGCCGCCATTTTAAAAATATCTCGTGAAATTAACCAAGAGGATTTTTTGATTCGTATAAGACCCTTTACTCATAGGGATGGCACGTGGACTGGCGAGGTTGATATATCTGTTATGGCTTTACCATATAACACTCTTAATGATGAAGACTATGAACAAGTAATGCACTTTTCTAAAATGGTTTGTGCTTCGGTTCCTGTAATGCACGAGATAGATGAGTTGCGTCATACCGTAGATGAATATGTTAGAAATGTTATTGACAATGAGGATGAGATTGATATAGAATTAGAAGAAGAATATGTAGAAAAAACATATGATGATAATGTAGTTCACTTAAAGTTCAACACTAAAACAAAGGGGTCAGCATGAGTAGGCATGAAGATTATATGAAAGTAATGGCACAACAAGAGGAGTTACGTATGAGACAAGCAAATAAACAATCTGACAATGTTGTTGATATGGTAAATAATCCACCTCACTACAATCAGACAGGTATAGAATGTATACATGCTATCTCTGCTGCAACGGACAAAGGATTTAAGTATTATCTACAGGGTAATATAATGAAATATCTCTGGCGTTTTGATTATAAAGATAAACCACTAGAGGATTTGCAAAAAGCCAAATGGTATTTGGACAAGTTAATTGAAGAGGTTATGGCAACAGATGAAAGTTAAAATGTTTCTTACAATTAATATTGATGAAGAAGAATATCCAGTGCCAGCCGATGGTAGAGTCGGTGACGAATTAGAAGATAGCATCCAAGAATATTTTTATGACATAGAGGGTGCTGACATTAAACATATCAAAACAATAATGGAGTAAAGAGATGATAAGCAATCAACTACCTACAGATTACCAAAACTTTATAGCACTTTCACGGTATGCCCGTTGGAAAGAAGATGAACAAAGAAGGGAGACATGGAGTGAAACTGTCACCAGATATTTTGATTATATGGCTAGGCATTTGTCTGACAACCATGACTATAAGTTATCTGATTCACTGAGAGGTGAGTTAGAGAGTGCCGTACTTAGCCTATCTGTAATGCCTAGCATGAGAGCATTGATGACCAGTGGCCCCGCACTGGACAGATGCCATGTTGGTGGATATAACTGTTCTTATGTGCCTGTGGACAGCCCACGTGCGTTTGATGAGACCATGTACATACTTATGTGTGGTACAGGTGTAGGCTTTAGCGTAGAGAGACACAACATTGAGAAGCTACCTATTGTGAATGAAGACTTCCATCGTACAGACACAGTGATAAAGGTAGGTGATAGCAGACCCGGATGGGCAAAGTCACTGAAGGAACTTATTGCCATGTTGTATACTGGACAAATACCAGAGTGGGATGTATCAGAGGTACGCCCTGCAGGTGCAAGGCTCAAGACATTTGGCGGCAGGGCATCAGGTCCACAGCCATTGGTTGAGTTGTTTGAGTTTGTTGTGCAGAAGTTCAAAGGTGCAGCAGGTCGTAGGTTATATCCTATTGAGTGTCACGACATTATGTGTAAGATTGGTGAGGTTGTAGTTGTTGGTGGTGTACGTAGGTCGGCACTGATTAGTTTATCTAACCTAAACGATGACCAGATGGCACATGCTAAATCAGGTCAGTGGTGGGAGCATGAGGGACAACGAGCCTTGGCTAATAACTCTGTGGCATACAAGGTAAAGCCAGAGATGGGTACATTCATGCGTGAGTGGCTTGCTCTGTACGACAGTAAGTCAGGTGAGCGTGGTATCTTCAACCGTCAGTCTGCTATCAAGCAAGCAGAGAAGAACGGCAGACGTGATACAGACCATGACTTCGGTTGCAACCCCTGCAGTGAGATCATCTTACGCCCATACCAGTTTTGTAATTTGTCAGAGGTGGTTGTTCGTGAATCAGATACAGTTGATACACTGAAAGAGAAGGTTCGCCTTGCTACCATACTTGGTACGTTCCAAGCTACACTGACTAACTTTAAGTATCTTCGCTCTGTATGGAAGAAGAACACAGAAGAAGAAAGACTGCTTGGTGTGTCCCTTACAGGTATCATGGACAATGTGATTACAGCAGAGGCAAGCACAAAGCTAGAGACTGCCCTTACCCTGCTACGTGATGTAGCTGTACAGACTAACGCAGCTATGGCAAAGCAGATAGGTATACCACAGTCAACGGCTGTCACCTGCGTCAAGCCTAGCGGCACTGTCTCGCAGCTTACAGATGCAGCGTCAGGTATTCATGCCAGACATAATGCTCACTATATACGTACTGTGCGTGGCGATAACAAAGACCCACTTACACAGTTCCTTATGTCGCAGGGCATACCTGCAGAGGCAGATGTAATGAAGCCAGATAGCACAACAGTATTCAGCTTCCCAATGAAGTCACCTACTGGTGCAGTCACACGGACACAGATGAACGCTATTGAGCAGCTTGAGTTATGGCTTATGTATCAACGTCATTGGTGCGAACATAAGCCTAGCGTAACAATTTCTGTGAAGGAAAACGAATGGATGGACGTGGGTGCTTGGGTATACAATCACTTTGATGAAGTATCTGGCATCAGCTTCTTGCCGTTCAGTGAGCATACATATCAGCAAGCACCTTATCAGGATATAGATGAAAAAGAATACAAAAACTTCTTGACAAAGATGCCAAAGAATGTAGACTGGTCACTGTTGCAAGAGTTTGAGAAAGAGGACACCACTACAGGTGGACGTGAGTTAGCCTGTACTGCAGGTGTCTGTGAGATCGTAGACATAGAGGCAGCGTAATGAATTGCTGGCATTGTAAGACAGAACTAAGGTGGGTTGGAGACCACGATGCAGATGAACTGACGGATAACAACTATACAATACTAAGTTGTTTAGAGTGTCCTAGTTGTAAATCATGGGTTGAGGTGTACTACCCTAACCCCGAAAAAGAAAGGAGTGAAGATGAGAGATGTTCTAATTAATTCCCTGCGTTCCTATTTTACAGGGAACATCAATAAACACCTAGCAAATGTACAGGTGTATATGAATAGTACGGTAGGCATTGGTGAACATTCAGACATAATTGAGACTATTGAATTAGAACTGGATAAAGCTGCTGCCTATCACGATAAACTAGAAATGCTTACTAAGTATTTTATACAACCACAACTTCAACAAGAAGAAGGAGACAGTGTAAATGAGGAAGAACGGACTGGGTAAATACGATGCACCACTACGCATACAATACGAGTGGGGGTATGAAGCCTTTAAAAAAGGTGGTAGGTTTGTTACTGTAAGAGGTAAAAAAATGTTTTTAGAAAGCCGCCCTAACAACCTGCATCCTAACAGTATGCAAGCACGTGAGTGGCAGCGTGGATGGAACGCTGCTTACTATGAGAATTTAGAAAAGGGTAATTATAATGGGATTAGAGGCAGATGCTAAACGATGGATGGAGAAAAAGAAAATGAGTGGTATAACCGCAACTGAATATCAGATACGTGCAGCAGAGACTGCTATCTTCCCAAAAGAAAAAGCCCTTGAGTATTTAACTCTTGGGCTGACAGGAGAAGCTGGTGAGATTGCTAATAAGGTAAAGAAACTTATACGTGACGGTGCTGACGTAGAAGGATATAATGATAAGTTAAATCAAATAGGTGCAGAGTTAGGTGATGTCCTATGGTACTGCGCTATGATAGCAAAGGAAGTGGACATGAACTTTGGCAGTGTTATGGAAAATAATCTTAGCAAGTTGGCAGACAGGAAAGCTAGGAACCGTTTACAGGGTG